ATAAGTGCAAAGCAACTAATGTCATTGTTTGTCAAAGAACGAACAGAAACAGGGCGTATCTATGTGATGAATATTGATCATTGTAATGAACACGGGGCATTCTTAGATCGTGTTACCATGACTAATCTGTGCACTGAAATTACGTTCCCGACAACTCCAATTAACCATATTGATGATCCAAATGGTGAAATCGGTATTTGCATACTTTCTGCGCTTAATTTGCTAGAGATTAAGGATGATCAAGATTTGATTAATACATGTGACATTATTGTCCGTATGTTAGATGAATTGATTTCATATCAAGACTGGTTTACACCTGCTGCTAAGAACTTTATTGAAGGTAGAAGAGCATTGGGTGTCGGTGTTACCAATTTAGCTGCATTGCTTGCTAAAAATAATATTAAGTACACAGACATTGAAGCTGCTAATTTTGTTGATGAATGGTTTGAAAAAGTTCAATATCATTTATTATCTGCCTCTTCTACTTTAGCCGAAGAAAAAGGTAAATGCGAGAAATTTTATTTAACGAAATATAGTAAAGGTGTATTGCCTATCGATACGTATAAAAAGAAGATCGATCAAGTAGTAACCCGAAAACCATCCTTAGATTGGGAAGGTTTGAGAGAAAGAATTCTTAAACATGGATTACGTAATAGTACCTTAACTGCACAAATGCCTGTTGAAAGTTCATCTGTTATTCAAAATTCAACTAATGGCATTGAGCCAGTAAGATCTTTAATGACTTATAAAACATCGAAGGCATCGACCATTCCTGTCTTGGTTCCTAATTATGCTACTACTAAAAACAAATATACATTAGCATTTGATATGGAAAGTAATACTGGATTTATCAATGTAATGGCTGCTGCCCAAAAATGGATTGATCAAGCTATTTCTGGTAATCTTTATTACAACTATGATAATTATCCCGATCGTCTATTGCCTGATTCAGTTGTAATTAAAGATCTTCTTTATGCCTATTCTATGGGTATTAAGTGTCTCTATTATTCAAATACATCTGATGGTGATAAACAATCTGCTTCAGATGAGAAATGTGCAGGAGGCGCTTGTACGTTATAATGACATAAATATTAATATGGCTTCGGTAAATGAGATGATTGACATCCTTCTTCGTGAGAAGAAGGATGCTTGCTATTATAAGGTAAAGAGCAGATATAAAGTATGGCCTTCGGCATATGCTTCTGGCGCTTTAGTAAAATGCAGGAAGAAGGGCTAAAAACTGGGGTAAAAAGAAATGAATAAATTTCAAGAATTAGTTGAATTTTTATTAGAAAAATTTGACTTAGAAAAAGAAAGAGGATTAAAAGGTTGGTTCGACCGAAATCATGGGAAGGGCTGGGTTGATTGTAAAACGGGCAAACCATGTGGCCGCCAAGAAGGTGAAAAAAGAAAAGGATACCCAGCATGCAGACCTACTAAGGCTATGTGTACTGGTTCTAAAAGAAAAAAGAAGAGCAGCAAACGAATTAAATGGATATCTAAAAAATAATACTATAATAAAATTATGAGAACTGTTTTGAATATTACTAATGTTGATACGCGTCATGAACCTTTATTTTTAGGTAAAGATCTTTCTCTACAGCGTTATGATCAATTAAAATATCCAAAATTGTTTGAATTGGCGGAGAAGATGGAAGAGTTCTTTTGGAGACCAAATGAAGTATCTCTCTTAAAAGATCGTAATGATTATCATGAATTATCAGATGCTGAGCGATTTGTTTTTGATACAAATCTTAAATGGCAAACCATGACTGATAGTATGTTGTCTAGATCTATCTTTAAAATGGCTGAGTATGTCTCTAACCCAGAATTAGAAGCAGCAATGAATGTATGGGCTTTCTTTGAATCCAATATTCATTCTCGTTCTTATTCACATATTCTCAAGAATGTTTATCCAGACGAATCTAAATTCTGGAATTCTATTCTTGCAGACGAAGAGATTCAAAACCGAGCCAATGCTGCTAAAAAAGATTATGATAAATTATTTGGGGAAAATAGTGATCTTAGAACTCAGATATTTGATGCGCTTCTATCTACGCAAATTACTGAAGGTCTTGCTTTTTATACTTCTTTCGTATGTAGTTTTTTCTTCGGCGCAAGAGGAAAGATGGAGGGAAATGCTAAGATCATTAAGCTCATTGCAAGAGATGAAAACCTTCATGTTGCGGTAAGTCAAAATATTCTTTCTTATCTTCGCGATAATCCCGAAGAAGGATTTCAATCTATTGTAAGAGAGAATGAACAAAAGGTCTATGATGCTTATGGATTAGCTGTAGATATTGAAAAGAAATGGGCAGATTATCTATTCTCTAATGGAGGACTATTGGGTCTTAATGCTGAAGTATTAAAGCATTATGTAGAATGGTTGGCTAATAATCGTTTGACCTCTTTGGGATATAAAAAGATTTTTGACACTAAAAAGAATCCATTAGGATCTTGGTATGATGCATTTATGAACTCAGATAAGGTTCAAGTAGCACCTCAAGAGACAGGTATCACATCCTATAAGATTGGTGCCAGAAATACTGAAGTAGATGTAACAGCTTTCAATGAAATTGAATTATAGGAAACCTCTTATAATGTTTCTATGAAGAATGAAGCTCAAATTGTTAAAGGAACTAATATCAAGAAGGTAGTTGATAATCCAGAATGGCAAAAGCTACGTCTTTGGTTTAAAGGCAAATGGAATACACAAGGCAAAGAGTGTCTTGAAAAGCTTACAAATTACTTTGAAAAGGATCCAGAAGATCCATGGCGTGTGCGCAGGGTTCTTAATTATGTGACTTGTTCTGGATTTAGAACCTCTGCTATTAAAGAATCAGGAGTAGATGCTTTGAGAGAACGGGTAAGAAAAAAGTGGCGTGATCTCCTAGGTGAAGAACACGCCACTCACAAATCTGGTGGTAAATTGTAATTAGATTATCTCTTGTCTACGAAGACGCATTTCATTGGGTGTCCAAAGAGATTCAAAAGGTGCAGTTAATGTCTGTACACCACCAGCAGCTGCTATATTAAGAGTAAAACGTACTGCAGTACGATCTTCACAATAGACATAAAGTGTTTGTCCGTTATATGCACTACCTGCAGATAATTCTAATGCTCCTGTACCTAATTTAACAACAGAGGATGCTGATTGTGTATTGGTAATAAGATTATAAGCTACTCCAACAATGGTCTTACCACTAATAGTAGCTACTTGTGAACCTAACTTAAGATTATTAGAACCTCCGTATACAGAACTTTCTGGTCTAGTTGATACGAATACGATTGAATCGGTTTGTGTTGCCATGTGATTATTTATCCTTTAACGAAAAAAAGATCCGGCTCTTTCGAACCGGATCTTAAAGGTTTTAGCTTTACAATACTTCTTAGAAGTATACGCTATTTGCGCCTGGTGTAAATGCTTGTCCCAAATTCTTGACAAGAATAATGTGGTAATAGAGATTAGCACCGAAGATATTGTCAACAACGCCATAGCGTGTGAGCAATCCAACGCGAGGTGCAAAATCGTTAGGACCAATTGTTCTCTGAACCATAACTGGGATGTATGGGCAATAGATGATACCAGTGTCATAGAATTCTGGTCCCTTGTATCCAAGGAGAGCATATTCAACGCCACTTGTTTGTCCACTATAGCCTTGTGAACCGTATTGAGCACTATTTTGTACTTCTGTACGGGTATCACGATATACATTGAAACGACCGCCGAGATTACCAACTTTGGCAACTCCGACTGGTTGTGTATTTACAGAACCTTGAACTGGTGCCCACTGGAATTCAGGAAGCATTTCAAGGATTGCACATACGCGAGGTGTAGCTACAACGAAGTTAGCAGCACCACGACGGTTACGAACAGCAATACGATTTGCTTCAACGATTAAACGTTGATAGAAATCACGATTGCGCTCAACTAACCAACGACCATCAGCGGAAATTGGGCTCCAGATAGAATATCCAGCTCCTTGTCCACCATTGAGTGCGGTTTGGATCATACGGATGATCATTTCACGATCGATTTCTGCTTGGATCTCATATGCCATAGCATTTGTGATCTCAGCGTCGATATCGATGCCGTTCATATTCTTAAGATCTTGTTCAAGTTCAACGGACCAACGTGCACCGAGACGGCGTGTTCCTGCTTCTACTGCTGTCTTCTCGAAGGAGACTTCAACGGTAGGAATGGATGAATTGATTTCGAAATTCTTGAGAATTTCAGCAACACCCTTATCTTGAGCAGCAAATGACCATTCAGCGTTTCCGCTTAATGCGCCAGAAGATGCACCAGTATAACGTGTATCAAGGTGTTGATAACCAATTTCATTTGCATTGGCACCTGAGCCATAGCTAACATCAGCATAAGGATGCTTTCTGTCATTGCCATAAACTGGATTACCATCTGCCCCACCTTCTCCGAGTGCTGTATTTGCATACTTATAACGGAGAGCGAAAGCAAGTCCGACTGGACCACTCATTGGTTGAACCCCAACAATCTCATTAGAAATGAGTTCAGGGAATGTACGACGAATCATTGGGATGAGAATCTTAGGAAGACGTGCATCACCAGCTGCGTAACTGTCAACATTGCCGACGGATCCGCCGTATTGACCAGCATTAACAGGAGTACTGCCGTATCCAAACAAACTGTTTGGACCACCAGCTTGCATGCCTGCTTCATTTAAGCACCATGTTTCTTGGTTCTCAAGAAGCATTGCGGTGTTTAAACGGGTGTGACTGTCTTCGAGAGGAGCGACTGTCTTGGAAGAATAATTGAGCACTGGTGCCCATTTCTCAAGAAGTGCTTCTGCACGACTCTTATCGATATATGCTTGTGTAGGTTTGATTTGCATAAAGATTGTCTTTTCCTTTCTTATTTTTTATTCGACCTCAAGGACTTTCGTCCAGGATGCTCAAGTAATTTGTTACTTCGACTAAATTAGTACTTCCCGAGCTCACTTAAGTAAGCTGGGAGGAAAGGGGTTGAAATTGCGGTTGTGGATTCTTCAAGTACTTCTTCTTCTGAAGCAGGTACTGAAACCGACTCTCTGATTACTGCACTTTCTAATGCCTCTTCACGAAGAGCTTCTACTCTTTCTTCTTCCTTTTGATCAAAAAGTGAAATGGTGTAATCAAAGTTTTCTGTAATAAATTGTTCATTCTTTCCTTGCAGAACACGCTTTACATAAGAACGTTTTTCTGGTGTTACTGATGAAAGTTTTTGTTCTAGAACTAATTGAGCTCTCACTTCTTCTAATTCTGAAGATAATGTAGATACTTGTTCTGAGAGTTGATGATTAACTGTATTTGATTCGGCAATGGTCTTGGCGCCATCAAATACTGCTTCTTGAATGGACTCAGCCATAAGAGCGGAATCAACAGCTAATGTTCTGCGAAGATTTTCTAAAACGATACGAGCCTTCTTATCTTTAACAGCTTCGTTTAATTCTTTAGTAGGCAATGCTTTTTCGAGATAAACATCAAGATACTTAGAAAGATTATCAACTAATCCATCCTTGAATGATCCTGCTTGTTCTGTTAATGCTTGACTATAACGCTTAATAACAGCTTGTAATTTCTTGGTGTTATTTAAATCAATAGCTTCGGCAACTCTCTTAAGCTTGTTGGTGTGGTCAGTGTCTTGAACTTCTAGAAGATGTTCGAGCTTCTTAGTATATTCGGCATCTTGTTCTGTTAATGCTTTTTCTACGTGAATAGAAACCTTTTCATTAACAGCGGCTTCGAATGATTCTTTAATTAATTTAAGCGATTCCTCAGAAAGGAGGTCTTTGGTCGCTTCTTTTAAAAGTGTTGTAATATCCTTAGGCATATCGTTTAAAAAATATTTTGAGTTGCAATTGCTTTTCTAATACGTGACTTCATTTTTTCGGTCACGACTAATTTCAAGTATTTATCAGCTTCGGCATAATTTTTTTCACTTATGCAACGGATAATTTTTTTAATAGCTTGTTTTTGGCTCATGAGGATATTTATGGTTATTTAATTTTATTGATAAACTCTAACACCATTTTTCTTAGGAAAGAATCTACTTCGTGTTTAGGTAACGAAGAAATGCCTCTTTCGAATCGATCATAATCTTCTTCAAACTTACCATCTTCTGATAAGACCCATTGTTTAGATTCAAGAATACCATTTACGAAAGCTTTTGGAAAAGAAGGATCCGCTACGCAATCTACTGCAACAAGCCTCATATCCTTTACTACATTCTTACCACCGCTTTCTACTAATTGACCCAAAGCCCTCGAAGACATACCAACACGAACTCCATCATTAATAAGAGACTTCACAATCAATCCACAAGGGGTATTCAATACTTTACTCTTACCATAAAAAACATTACCATCTTGTTTTAATTCAGTGACCAAGTGGCAAGCTCTTTCTAAATCAACATCTGCATTGGTCGGATGATTTAATTCACCCATAGCACGTGCTGTTGAAATCATTTCTGTACGATAACGTTCAACCTCTCTTTGCATCTCATTAATAGGATATAGACGATTATTGCGATTGACGCCTTCAGCCATCATATATGGTCCGCGAATAAAAAGAGTAGCTGGTGTATTTCTATCTTTTTCTTCTAGAATATATTCAAACTGTTCTTCGGGTGCAGGTTTTTCGACAATTAGTCTAAGAGGCATAACGATATTTATACCTTTTTGGAAATCTTTTCTTTATTTAGAAAAAAGTTCTTTTTCTGTTAATATGATAAATTCAAACCCTTTATGTTTTGCGAATAATTTTGCTGCTTCCCATTTTGCCATATTAACAGCATATTGTGCATTCTCATAAAGAATAGTTTGCTTCTTTTTTCTATTCGAATGCACAGGCTTTTGTGTCTGCGAAGATGGTTTTATTTCAACCAAATACTTTTTGATAGCTTCACCTTCTTTTAATACTAGGAAGTTATCCACATAGTAACGATGCACTTTATTGTCTATAGGACTTTTATAAGGCACGATAATGTTCTCTGATCCCCATTCTAATACATTTGGATTATTATCAGCCCATCTCATGAACTGCAATTCAAATGAAGAACGATATATAGCTATTTTACCAATAAATTTTTCTTTATACTTAGGAGTATATATGCCTTGCTTAAATCTAGGATCTCTTGATAAAGATGGCATAACTTATTGTTAATCATTAGCCTACCAAAAATACAGTAGGATCAGCGTCACCATATCCAGCAGATGCTGTGAATAATTGTTGTTCTAATTCCTTCATTTCAGCTAATCCTTGATCTAATAGATTAGCATTGAATATTTGACCACCGAACATAGTTACCGGAATCTTACCTCTAATAGTACCTACTAGTACTTTTATTTGTGCCATAGTATATTTATAAACCCATATTTCTTTGATGACATCTCTAATAGGCCTCTCTACATAGCAAGCTAAAACACCCCAGAATCTTGTACTATCATTAGGTTCTGGATACATTCTTAAATACTGAGTTCTTTCATCAAAATCAAAACTTCTTCTCGTGGACAATAGCTTCTCTCTCAATTCAAGCCACTCTTTTAAAGTATACCAAGAAATAAGATCAAACCCGTAATTACCCATTGCATAAGAGAAATATGTCTGTTGTGCCAATGTTTGTTCTATAGTGAATAAAGTATTAATGCCCGAAGTAGAACCTTCTTCAAAGTCTGTAACAGAAATAACTCGACGATAATCCATTAGATCATAGTCAAACATTTTATTAATAGGTGTATTAGGTAATGCATCTTTTTCACCTCTCAAAGAATATTTTTGAATATCAGATTCTTGAAATAAAGCAGAGAGTGATGCATTATGAGTTACTACTAAATCTCTTATTTCTTTATCTAAAATTTGATTGGCTCTCAAATCATCAGAAAAAATAGATGATAATGCTGATGAAGAAGAAAAATATGATCCGGGTATAGTAGATAAAGTTACATAAACTGGATCATGATCATTTACATAAGGCGATGTTGATGTTGATAATGTAGTATGATTATCTACTTGTGTATTCGTCAAATTAGTATTTGATAATGTGTACAGATAATCTAATCTAATACCTTTTCCTCTTTCATATAAATTAGAATCAAATACTAGATATTCTTTTGTATATCCAGCAAATTTTGTGAACATTTCACAAGAGATAGCTATAGCTTCGAATATTTGGTCTTGATGTGTTTCTACAGAAATCAGTGGTGCACCCAACATGCGCACGATTCTATCAGCCAATCGTGAATAAGAATCTATTCTACTGTTTAAATTAGTACTCTGAAAAGCAGTGATTGGTGTGATCAAGCATGACATAATTATATTTATGCTCCTGCTTCAGGCGTTGGTGCAGCTCCTG